CTGCATCTTTGCTCTATCAACACCAACAACAAATCGACGATAATGACTTAGGTCACCCCAACGGTTTTTAAGTTGCTTAATCATTAATTGTCCAAGACCATCAAGTTCTTCGGATGTAATTAAACCAAGGATACAATCCGCGGTATGAGTGATACCCATTGACTCAGATGTATTTGTCAAATCAACATCAGTATTACCATAACCATCTCTATTGAACTGAGACGATGTAATCACGGCACAATTATATTCCATAGCAAGACCACGGATTTCTTCAGCGATTGATTTAACTAATGTATATGAATTAGCAGCCGCGGCACCTTTAACTCGAGATGATGCGCAGATGTTCAAATAATCAATCATAATAACATCTGGTTTGAAGTTACGTTTCATTCGCAACTCTGTTAATAAATGTCGGAAGTGACCAGTATGAGCAGAACCTGTCGGATATTCTTTAACAACTAGTTTACCCGTGGTTTTACCTTTGATACGTTCCATTCTTTTATTATATACATCACGTGGCATTTCCGATACTTCATCAATCGTAATACCCATCATGTTAGCATCAATACGTTCAGAGATACGTTCCTCGGCCATTTCCATTGTAATATATAATACGTTTTTACCTTGAAGTAAAGCCGACGCGGCCGCATGACATTTGACTAATGATTTACCACCACCGGTTGTAGCCAATAAGACTGTCATAGATTTACGAGGTAAGCCACCTTTGGTAATTTTGTTGAGCAATTCAATATCAAAAGGAATACGCTCTTCTTTCTTGTGGTAAAAATCATAACGTGATTCATAGTCTTCAAGGTAATCGTGGCCGACTGAACTATCAAAACTAATACTGAGTGAGTCTTGTAATAATGCAGGCAAACCGTCTTTACCGAGTTCAGCTTCTGATCCATCAACTACGAGGATTGCTTTACGAATTGCGTTATATAAATCGCGATCTTGGCAAAACTTTTCAGTTTCTTTTACAAGCCATTCTTGGTCTGTATCTTCGTCGCGTTTAAGAGTATCAACTGAAGCCATTATACTTCTGTAAGACTCTTCGTTCATATCTTTACGTTTGTCAAGTGTCAGTTTAAGTACCTCAACTGAAGGAGGATCTCTATATTCTTCAACGTAACTTGAATACGTTTCAAATATTTTCTTATGGTTGTTGTCTTCAAAGTAATCTGTTTTTATGTACGGATATACTTTACGAAAATAATCTTCGTTAAATACGAGATTAGATAATACAGTGTTCTCTATCATTATTGATTCCAGTGGCTGAGTTGAATATGGCGGCTCTGTAATTGAACCGCCATACCTTTATAATAATACATTTTGTTATAAATGTCAACTAAAATTTACTCTGATGTGTCAGCAATTGCTTCGTCAATCACCGCGATGTCATCATCGCGCATAATAGCACCTGATCCACCGATAGTAAATGAGTCTTTAATATATTGACCAAAGTTTGTTTCTTCAAACATTTTTAACCAAAACTCTTTATTATCGTTTACTTCTTTAGCTCTCATTAACTTATCAGAAATAACTTCGCCTGTTTCTGGATTGATTGCTTCATACCAACCAACTTTTGGTTTGTTGAGGTAACCACCTTTTTCAGCAACTTCCATTAGACCTGACCATTTAACAATACCGCCGTCATAAGATACTGAGATTGGAATTTTTGATTTCTCTTTAACGTGTCGAGATTTCTCAATATTAATAACGAAGTGATAACCTGTAATCTCAGTACCAACCTTTTCTTGGCGTCGACCGATAATCCAAATGGCGTCAGCAGAGTAATAAATCCCTGTACCGCCAGATACGATAGCCTTTGGAAACAAACCAATCTCTTGGTAAGTATGGTTAACCGCAATCAGTGGAATATCTTTAAGATTAAGATGCGGTGTTACAATACGGAATAGAGATTTCAAGGCTTTTGCCCTTGACATATCAGCAACTGATTTACCGTCAAGTGCATCCTGTGTTTCTTTCTTTGATGCCAAGTTACCGACTGAGTCAATAACAATAACTACATTATCTTTCTTTTCAATTTTATCAAGCTGTTGGGAAATATCAAATTTAAGTTGCTCAACATCTGTGATTGGTGTATGTACAACTCTATCCATATCAATACCAAAGCTTTCAAAGTACGCTTGTGGCGTACCAAACTCTGCATCATAAAACAATAAGATAGCATCTTTATTACGCTTCATATAAGCACCTGCCATTAACAGAGCAAATGCCGATTTAAAGTGTTTTGATGGTCCTGCTAATACCAATAGTCCCGGTGATAAACCACCGTCAATTCTTCCTGATAAAGCAACGTTTACCATTGGAACATCTGTCGGCGCCATATCCTTTTTACCAAAAACTTTTGATTCCATTAATGGCGCGGTCATTTTAATTGTGCTGTTTTTCACTATCTTGTCTAAGAGACTCATATTAGCTACCTTCTACTATTGATTTCAGTTTACTTTTATAGGCCTCAATTTTGCTTACGCGATCAGGCCAATAAATTGTTGATTTCTCAGAATTCTTACATAAGTTATCCAAGAACGGTGTTACCGATTTAAATAATAGTTCTAAACGATATTCAAGGTCGTCAGCCGCAAGTTTAGCATCAGTGAGTTGATCCTCAAGTGTTTGCTTCTCGCTGCTGACTTTTTGAATGGCGTCTTTGGCTTCTGCTTCTTTTTCCTGAAGCTCTTCATCAATGAAGCTGAAACCAAAGTCAAAGTCTAGAACTTCTTCATAGACTTTATTAGCCATTTGCTAGTTCCTTAAAAATAGATAGATCATCGTCGTCATCGTCCATTGACATTCCTTGTGAAGTGCTTGCCGCTGGCATAGCTTCTTTCAAGGTTGGTTCTGGCGCTGATTTACTCGTATTACCGAAACTACTTAAATCTAAATCATCATCTTCTTCAGCAGTGGATGGTACTGATGCATCCTCACCTAAAGCAAGTACACGATATAGTTTTTCTTTTAGTTCTGCATACGATTTGAAGTTCTTTGGATCCACTAGTTCTTGTAACTTGTGTTGTTGATTCCAAATACCTTCGATTACTGAATCGTCTTCTGCAATTGCAGATGGTTGGTCAAATTCAGATTTGTCATAGTTAGGGTATCCTTCAAACTTACGAATTTTCAAACGGAAGTTAGCGCCTTCCCAGAAATCAAATGGATTTACCGGACGTTCGTCTTCGAATGTTGGGTTCATCAAATCATTTAATTTGTCAAAAATCTTTTTACCAAATTGGTACATAAAGACTTTACCATCATTTTGAGGGTTTGCGCTGTCTTTTACGACGAGGATATTAGCCACGTATTTTAATCGACGCTTTTGTTTACGAGCCAAGTCTTTATCAGACTCAACACCAGAATTCCATAACTTAGAGTTATATTCTGATACTGGATCGTCTTGGCTGATGCTTGTAAGCGAGTTTTCAATATACCATAATCCTGTTGGTCCTTGAAAACCGTGGTCCCAGATACGAACGAATGGCATTTCTTCACCTTGCGCTGCTGGCAAGAATCGAATAATAGCAAAACCGTTACCCGCTTTATCGCGTGTTGGTTTCCACATTTTACCTTCGTTGGGATCTGCGTAGCTCTTTGTTTGAATTTTTTCGAGCTGTGAGTTCAATTTGTTTAGAGAAGCTGAACGATTCTTCTTAAGTGCGTTGAAATCCATTGTCATGGTTGTATCTCCTAATTTTGCTGTGTATAGCGTTTGTTTATATTGCGATGTATTTGTCGGTTAAGCCGACCATCTATTTATATTAGAAAAAGTATTCACGTATGATATTTTTAAACTTTTTCTGTTCAATTTCCAAGAAAGGGTAATATTTCTTAGATAGTCTTATTATATCACTTGCTACGATTTTGTCAACTACTTTTTGGTCCCAATACGAAAAAATATTTGCGCAATGAGTTAGTATCGTAAATGTCTCAAGTGTTATTTGTCGTTGAATATAGAGAGTCATAATAGCTGGATGCTGCCCTTGGACAGACACAAAGTTATCTTGGTATTCGTCTCTAAGTTTACTAAGATCGTCCTTAACGACGCGTGATAATGAATCCCGTTTCTTGGTCCATTCCACATAACGATCCTCGCCTTGTTGCTCAACGATTTCTCTGATCCATGCATTTGGTTTGACTATCATATTAGCCATTAACAATTTCTCAGGGTCCTCTTTTTGAGCGAGTTTGTGAAAAAAGAAAACGTCGTTTCGAGTACGATATGTCTCAAACTTAGCTCTAATTTTTCCTCTGTACTTATGATAATCGTAACCGTCAGTAGTAAAATGCTTTTTCATTGCAAGATATTTTACGTAACAATTAAACGATTCTTCATTAGCAAAGCTCTGTGATGTCTTTATCATCTTTTATCACCATTTTCATTTTCACCGCCTCTGTCCTTACCTTTTCTTTAAGGATAGTAGACTTTTTGACTATATCGGCAACTGCCTCTATTTCCAAACCATTTAGACGCGCATACTCAACGAGCGCATCAATATAATTAACCCCATTTGATAACATACTTGATATATCATGGTGTACCTTTTCAGGTGTACGTGGGTTAATAACTTTTTCTGTAGTAATATTTTTATCCTTATCCATTTAAAGATTTAACTCCATTGAGCCAGTTTTCAGCAGCGCTTTCTGCCCAATGAATTGACTTACCTTCATATACTTCTTCCTGAATAAATTCTTCATTAATAAAAAACCTGCAGCCACTACCGTCTGATGTTGTAAAGTATTCAGCTTTAAGTGTCTTGCCTGCTTTTTCCATTATAATAGTGTCGCCTGCCATTTTACTTTCCTTAATATTTGAAGTTGATTTCATTGAGCCGCAGTTTGAGCAATATGCGACGGTTACCTTAAAATGATAACCGCCTATTTCTATATACTCATAACCTTGATTTATATTAACTATATCACAACAACCATAGAGTGTCAACCGTTAATCTCCGCAAAAAGAACATTATTTACATAATCGTCTTTGTCTTCTTCAGTAATGCCCATAGCAAGTATTGACCGATGAAGGTGCGGATTTTTCTTTTGGTTAACACAATATTTGTTTAATAGAGGTGATGTATCTCTTTCTGACTGATATGCCATATCGTCTATGTTGTCTAAGTAATAATCAACAAGGTCAGATGTTACCTCAATGAATTGGTCAAGTTCTTTATCAGTATTGATATTACCAACAGCAATCATTGATTCTGAGAATATTTCTTTTGCCCAATCAGGTAGTTCTCTTGGTTTATTCCATTCCAAGTCTTTAACCTTATTAGCCATATAAGAACTATATGGATGTTCAACACCGCGCAGTGGAGAAAAATCCATAAACGAACCAGTAATCTTTTTTGGACCAGCAACAATATCAAACCCTAAGATTGGTAATTCTAAACCAGCCTTAGGGAATACATTAACATGCATTAACCAAAGTCCTTTGCCATCGGCAGGTACAATAGTTTTTAAATGTGCTTTATCTACTTGGTCTGAGTGCCAGAACCTGTCGTCCCAATCCTTAAAGTATAGATCAGTCATGGCAGGTTCATCGTATTCAGTAAAATTGTCTTGGAACTTGCCGCGTATATGCGCAGCGTAATCGTTCAATCTATCCCATAATAGGTGTGTCATCTATTTTTTCGTAGCCTTCGGAGTTTTGCAAATTCATTTAGCATTCGTGTTTCTCTAATTGTTTTAAGTAAACCCCTTCGTTTACGAGCAGTTTTACTTTTAGACATGCGTTCTGCACGAGCCTTTGGTTTAAGGTTAACTGTATCTAATACGTCATCTTGCATTTTACTCTCCTTATATGTTTTGTGCGACCATTTTGTCACGGTACTTAA